GAGCAAATACCGTGGAGAGCGATGCGAGTTGAACCTGCACAGGTTGATCTGGACTTATCTCATGTAAAGGACGAAGCTAATCTAAAAAAGATTATAGATTACTTGCAGGGGTTTGACGAGAGCGCACATTTCACCGCAGCGGAACTGGCTGATGCATTAGAAATACCGTTTGGGGTGGTCGAAGACCTCTGTAAAGCAAACCAAGACATCTTCTTTGAGCAAGATAGCTATTGCTTGCACTTGGGGCACAACTAATGTACAATCAAGCCACAACTAAGGAGCAACCAATGGCTAAAAAGAAAGAAGAGCAACGACGTTTTTGTAATATAGCGTTGTTGCCTGAAGATCATGAGAGATTGAAGGAACTTGCAAGTGATGAACAGCGCACCATGACGAGACAGATATCTGTAATCATAAGAAAAGAGTATGAAAAACAGATTGGATCTGTTAGTGTCTAGGCACACTGCTCGAAGGATAAGACCCCAAGCCTGTGGTCTTACAGCCTCGATAACTAGCCCCGCTCCGGCGGGGTCTTTCTTTTCTTGGCTTTGAGTAGGTGCTCTGGTTCTTTCGAATACCCACGGATCTGGGTTACATTATCTCGTTTCATTGCTTTGAGAAAACATGCGACGATCTCTGGTTGTAATCCAGATATCCTGGAGATCTCGTCTGATCCTGTCTTCAGGTTTCGTAGTCCACGTTTGTAGTCTACGACTGCTTCGATTAGATCTTCGTGGGTTTTAGACTTAGCCATTCTCTTACTTCCTCTCCTAATACTTGTGCTCCAATCGATATTTTATTTCGAAGTGCTTCGACAATCTTCTCGTCTATAGTGCCTTCTGATATGAGATCGATATAAGTTACGTTTTTCTTTTGCCCAATACGATGGGCACGATCCTCTGATTGTATGCGTGTCTCCAGGTTGAAGTCGTTAGCATAGTATATCACGAGATCAGCTTCGGTCAAAGTCAGACCGTACCCTGCGGTTGCAGGATTCCCTACAAAAAACTTCAAGTCTTTTGATTGTTGGAAATTAGTTACGATGTCATTGCGTTCATCGTCTGGTGTATCACCGTAGTATGCAGCGGCACTTCCCGCTCCAAACTTTTTGTTTAGCATCTCTGTTATCTGTATGATATCATATCTAAACCTGGACCAGATGATTGCTTTGCCATCGTGTTCTTCGAGGATCTCTTCCAATGCATCCATCCGACGTGAAGGAAAATACCTCATATCACCATCGTCAGTTTTTAGATGTCCCGATAGAACCTGTTGTATCCGTAGCATCTGGGTAATGACAGCCGGAGCAGTCACCATCTCACCATCTTCGAACAGCAACATCGCTTGTCTTTGTAGATCCAGATACATTTTCATTTGTTCACTGGTAAGGGAGACATAACGAGCCGTGTAGATTTTGTCTGGTAGATCCAAACAATCTTTCTTGAGTACACGGAAGCTGAACGAGTCGATCTTCTCTGTCAGTTCGTCTAGGTTTCTGTATCCCACGATCTGTTGAAAAGCGTGGCTACCCATGGTCCGACGTTGGACAACAGCGTACCGACCCTGAAATGAATAGAAGGACTCATGACCCATGAGACCAGGTCGAAGGAACTCGGTTTGTGCATAGATGTCCAATGGACTTTTTGTAATGGGAGATCCTGTTAGCAGTCTTTTGTACTTGAAACCTTTTGCGATTTTGAGTAGAGACTTCGTGCGCTTGGCCTTATGGTTCTTGATAGTAGTTGATTCGTCGATTGCGATACATCCCACAGGCCCAAGCGCACCAGCCATCCATTCTCCGGCGACCTGACCCTTGCGTGTTGAATACGATTCGACATTCATAACAAAGATTGTCAGTCCATCGAATGGATCTTTGACTGATCGCATTTCTTCCTGTTGTTTTTTGTTGGGGGAAGCGACCCATCGGATTACTCGATGTGGCACATCATCTGACATATGCTCTGGTATTTCTTTGGTTACCCAGTTCCGATACACACCCTTTGGCGCGAGTATCAATGCGAACTTTATACGTCCTGCTAGATACAACATTCCCAGGTTATCGAGCAGAACTTTCGATTTCCCTGTACCCATTTCCATAAACAGTGCAAACTCAATCTTGTCCCACCCTTTGGCGAGTGCATCCTCCTGATGCTTAAATGGTTGCATCTTATATTTGTACTTGACAGTCATCACATACCTCCAGTAGAGTCCACAATACGGATGGCGAAATGGTTTGTCAACCGAACCCTGAAGAGGAAACACTTATGGATATATTTGAAGACTTAATTGACGAGGGTGACAAGTTTGCCAGTGTCGATACCGGAACAGGAAAGCAACTCAGTGATCTTGTTCGTCAACTCCGCAGCGTCGAACAAAACATCGAGGATGCAGAGTTAAACTTGAAAGCCTTGAAAGCTGAAAAGCATAGGCTGTCAGTTGAAAACATTCCTGCTTTGATGGATGAGATGGGGGTTGATCGTTTAGATGTGGACGGGGTGTCTGTATCTAGGAAGATGATTGTACATGCTTCTATTCCACAAGACCGCAAGGAAGAAGCCTTTGAATGGCTACGGGATAACGGGCTAGACGACATCATCAAGAACGATGTGACCTGTTCGTTTGGCAAAGGCGAAGACAACATAGCAGGGGACGTCGTTGGCCTCCTGCATGAGAAGGGTTTTGATCCGAAGACCAAGACCCACGTTCACCCATCTACACTCAAGGCGTTTGTTAAGGAACGCATCGTTGATGGTAAACCAATCGACCTCGATATGTTCGGGGCATTCATAGCTAACGCAGCTGAAATCAGGAGGAAAGCATAATGGCGACCGCAGTAGCAAAAGCAAAAAGCACAGACGTAAGTACTGATGTGCTAGATGACATCTTCGACACCGCAGGGGATGGCGCATCATTCGATAGCAGTGAGATGCAGATACCGTTTGTTCGGATCTTGCAACCCATGTCACCGCAACTCAAGAAAGGCAAAGCCGAACACATTGAGGGTGCATCACAAGGGGACATCTTTAACAATGTCACTGGTCAGTATTGGGAAGGATCAAACGGCATTGTAGTTATACCGTGTTTTCAAACCACTAAGTATCTTGAGTTCATACCAAGAGAGCAAGGTGGTGGGTTCCAGGGTGAACTAGCCGCCAACGATCCAATGGTTACCAGTGCAAAGCGAGAGGGATCTAAAGAAGTTCTGTCCAACGGCAACGATTTGGTGAAGTCTGATCAGCATTATTGCTTGATTGTATCGGACGACGGAACATTTCAACCTGTTGTGATAGACATGAAGTCTAGCCAGTTGAAGGTCAGCCGACGTTGGAAGACACAGATTGCCATGCAAAAGATCAAGAACCCAAAGACGGAGCAACTTGTTACTCCTGCGGTGTACGCTACGATGTGGAAAATATTTGCCATTGAAGAGTCTAATGACAAGGGTGATTATTTCAACTATCAAGTAGCGAAAGAAAGCTTGGTTAGTAGCCGTGATCTGTTGGTGGAAGCAAAGGCTTTCAGAGAATCGGTACAAGCGGGAGAGGTTAAGGCACAATCAGAGCCAGTCGATCCTGTTAGCGACGACGAAATACCCTTTTAAAAACTTGGCACGGTAAGTTTTCTCAAAAAGATTTACCGTGTCTTTCACCTAACAGGAGCCAAGCATGTCATTAGCAGACGAAATGCTTGCGGCCTTCGAGGGTTCGAAGGTTGCACATGGTACAACTACAGTGGGTCGGATTGGCAGAAATGGTAAGGCCGATGCTGACAGTAGGATTGTACGGCAAGCATTAACAGTTAAGATTATGCAAGGACACATTGATGGTGAGCAGGGGGTCGGGGCTATCCCGATCAATGAGGAAAACAAATGTAGGTGGGGTGCCTTGGACATAGATATCTATGACCTGGATCACAACGAACTACAGCGTCGAATACAGAAACTAAAGCTACCGTTGCTGCATTGCAGATCGAAGTCTGGCGGTGCACATTTGTATCTGTTCTTAAAAGAGTACGAACAGGCAAAGGTTGTGCGAGAGTATCTGCTAGAGATGGCAGTTGCTATTGGGCACAGTGGCTGTGAGATCTTCCCGAAGCAGGACATTATCCTAGCGGACAGGGGCGACGTAGGTAACTTCATAAACTTGCCATACTTCAGTGCGGAATTGCCACAAAGATATTGCTTCAACGAAAAGGTTGAGGCCATGGAGATTGAGGACTTCCTCAAAGCCATAGAGAAATCCAAGATCCATGTTTCGGAACTGGAGGGGCTGAGATCCAAGAACAACAAGCCGAGGAAACTATTGTCGGATGCTCCGCCATGTCTTCAGCATTTGTTTCGTGATGGCCCGTCTGGTGAGGATCGCAACAAGAAACTGTTTATGCTTGGTGTGTATTGTCGGATGAAGCATGGGGACAATTGGAAAGCTGAGATGGAGACAATGAACCAACAGTTGTTTTCTCCACCGCTAGAAGCCAAAGAAGTCTTAGGATTACAGAAGAGTTTAGATAAGAAAGAATATTTTTATACGTGCGAACAGGAACCGTTCAAGAGTTACTGTGATAAAGAACTCTGCATGTCCATGAAGTTTGGTATCGGGGACACAGGATCTGACATAGAAGTACAAAACTTGATGATTATTAAGTCTGAACCCAGGCTATACTTTCTTACAGTGGCGGGACAACGTATCCAATTAAACACGGAACAGCTTCAGAACCAAACGCTATTTCAACGTGCTTGTATGGAACAAGCGCAAGTTGTACCACCTTTAATGAGACCAAAAACTTGGCAAGCTTTGCTTCAAAAACTAATGATAGAGTCTACCTCACAAGAAGTACCAGAAGAACTAACAGTTAGCGGTGAGTTTAAAGCATTGCTCAAAGCATACTGTACAAGTCGTATCAGAGCGTTGCACCCAGAAGAACTGTTACAGGGTAAACCATGGACAGATAACCAAGGGTATACATCGTTTACCATGGTAGGTCTGACAGAGTTTTTGTACAACCGTAGGTTTACTGCTTTTACAAGGGCACAGATCCAAGAGCAGCTGAAGAAATTAAATGATGACCGAGAATGTCATGGTCATAAAGCAATAACTAAGGAAGATGGATCAAGAACCACCGTTCGTGTGTGGTGGGTTCCGGCATTTGAGAACGATGAGGTAGCAATACCTATAAAGGAGATGGACAATGAAATACCGTTCTAATTTTTTGAAGGCCAAGGATGTGGCTGACTGGCTCGATGTATCCGAGTCCGCCATATACAAGTGGGTAAACGAGGGAAACTTTCCAAAGCCATACAAGTTTGGCAGTGGGGATGCTCAGAGATCTGCCAGTCGTTGGAGTAGACAGGACATTGACGAGTGGTTAGAAGGTCGTCGTACCGATGATTGATAATGCTACGCTGATCTTGGGACCTCCAGGTTGCGGCAAGACTTATACTTTGATTGAACGAGTACAGGCAAAGCTTGAAGAAGGTGTGCATCCTTCGCGAATTGGTGTGGTCTCCTTTACCACCAAGGCGATAGGTGAGTTTGTTGATCGAGCCTGTGCCAAATTCAGTTTAACCAAGCAAGACTTTCCACACTTCAAGACTCTACATGCAACTGGGTATCATGGGTTGGGCCTATCCCAAGGAGACGTGTTGAGCCGTCAGGATTTTCAAAGACTAGGGAAGATGCTTGCATTGGACTTCGACGGTGCAGATAACACCTCAATGAACGACGGTATCGTTATGCCGATCGTGAAAGGATCAGGAGCCAAGTACTTACAGATCATTATGCGGTCGGTCTATCGGATGTCTGACTTGGACTTTGAGTTTAACTACGAGGACGATCACGACCTAAGTTTCTCCAAGCTTGTGCAGATTGAAAAGCAATTGCTTGAGTACAAGTCCAAAACCAATCGTGTAGATTTCTCCGACATGATTGCCAAGTACATAGATATAGCAGAGCCACCGAACTTAGATCTTCTGATTGTCGATGAAGCCCAAGATCTTACACCATTACAATGGGAGATGGTGAAGAAGATGTCCGAACATGCGGACGAGGTATTGATTGCGGGGGATGATGATCAGGCTATCCACCGTTGGACTTCTGTAAACGTCGATGACTTCATCAACTGCACAGATAGGGTTGAGGTACTCAATCAGTCGTATCGCTTACCACGGAGCGTCTGGGAACTTTCTATGGACATCTCACACCGTATACCAGGTAGACTGGAGAAAGAGTTCTATCCAAAACAAGAAGAGGGCAGAGTTACGAGGGTCATGAGCCTGTGGGCATTGCCGTTGGATCGAGGTTCATGGACAATCATGGCAAGAACCAACTCGTTTGTGAACGACATAGCAGAGTTCTTGGAGCAGAATGAATACTTCTATAGCCGTAAGGGTCGGTGGTCTGTGCCGGAAAAGAAACTAGAGGCTATGTCTGTGTGGAAAGATATCAGTAGCGGTAAAGGTGTGTATGTCGGTAGGGTTAGGAAGATGTATGAGATGGTGCCCAAAGTAGGAAAGGGAGCGGTTGTTAAACGTGGATCTATAAAACTGTTGGATGCGGCTGGCCCAGACGAACTGTTGACCTATGACAAACTGGTCAGGGAGTTTGGTTTATTAGCCCCGATCAGTACAGATCAAACAGATATCATACGTTTATCGGATGAAGAAAAGATTTACATTAGATCAGTTGAGCGTAGGGGTGAGAGCATATACAAAGAACCAAGGATCAAGATCTCTACGATCCATGCCATGAAGGGTGGTGAGGATGACAACGTAGCGGTATACTTGGGATCTACCAAATCATGTGTAGAGGGCAAACACCCAGAGGATGAAGACAGGATATTTTATGTGGCAGTAACTCGTGCCAAGCAGAATCTCTACCTTATAGAGTCAGACAAGAAGTACAGGTACGAGATATGAAACTACCCGATGGCAATGTTCTTATTAGTTTCAGTGGTGGTCGTACCTCTGGGTATATGTTGCATAGGATACTGGAAGCAAACGGAGATCTACCTGATCGAGTGAAGGTTTTGTTTGCTAACACTGGACGTGAAATGCCAGGGACATTGGACTTTGTACACAACGTAGAGAAAAACTGGGGCGTAGACATTACATGGCTTGAGTATTCGAGGGCACCATCCAACCGATACCAGAATGGCAAGGCACATTTTGAGACTGTTAGTTGGGACTCCGCAGCGCGAGAGGGAGAGCCGTTTGACAAGTACCTATCGTTCAACATGCTACCAAATGTATTCCGTAGATCCTGCACTCAAGAGTTAAAGGTCAAGACTATGCGGCGGTATCTCCTGTCTATCGAATGGGAACACTGGACAAACACCGTAGGTATCAGAGCAGACGAAGCCAAGCGGGTAAAACCAAGTAAGGATAAACGGTGGGACAACTGGTTTCCACTGGCAGATGCAGGGGTCACGAAGCAGGATGTTATGTTCTTCTGGAAACAGCATGGGTTTGATTTAAAGATTACCCCAGGATCAGGAAACTGTGACGGTTGTTTCTTGAAAAGCGAAGCGACACTGGCGGCTATGTGGCGTGAGTATCCAGACCGCATGAAGTGGTGGCAAAACTGGGAAGAAACAAAGGACAGATCATTCCATGATGTACGCACGTACAAAGAACTGGGAGAGTTTGTAGGCAGACAGGGGGATTGGATCTTTGATGACGAAGCTTTCCTCTGTCAAAAAGATGAGGGAGAATGTACAGGATGAAACGCAACGACTATCTAGATACAGCGAAAGAACTGATCAACGGTAACAGAGCAAAAGACTATGGAGATGCGAAGGATAACTTCGACCGAATAGCAACTGGTTGGAATGTAATAGTACAGGACGCATTCACAACACATAATAAAATAACAGCAAAGCATGTGGCTCTGATGATGGACTGGGTGAAGACCTGTCGATTGTTAGAGACCATCGACCACAAAGATTCGTGGATCGACAAGTGCGGATATTCAGCATTGGGAGCAGAGTTTGAAGATGAATCAAGGTAATCTATTTGAGAAAGATCATGTTATTGCAAAGCAGATGAACCAAGGAAAGGAACTAACGTGGAACATTCCATCAGAGTTTCCTGACCTTACAAAGTATAAACAGATCGCAATCGATCTAGAAACATGTGATCCAAACCTGACGACGTTAGGCCCAGGATGGGTTCGTAAAGATGGATACGTTGTAGGTATAGCCGTAGCCGCAGGAGATTGGCAGGGTTACTTCCCGATCCGGCACGAGAACGGTCACAACATGGATGCAAGGATCGCGCTCAAGTGGCTACAGAAACAGATGGCAACACCCGACATAGATAAGATCATGCACAATGCTACTTACGATCTGGGTTGGTTACGTGCCGAGGGCATAAAGGTTGAAGGGCGCATCATCGATACCATGATTACAGGGGCGGTGGTTGATGAGAACCGTTGGTCATACAGCCTAAACAATCTAGGTCGTGATTACCTCGATGAACGAAAAGATGAGAAGTTACTCCGTGTATCAGCAGCAGAGTGGGGCTTCGATCCCAAAGCAGAGATGTACAGGCTACCGCCTGAGTCTGTAGGACGGTATGCTGAACAGGATGCAGGGATGACCCTGCGTTTGTGGGAACGCCTGAAGATAGAACTGGATAAGCAAGACCTTTGGAACATCTGGAACTTAGAGACAAGCCTGATCCCGATGATGTGTGACATGCGCCAGTTGGGTGTGCGTGTGGATCTGGATAAAGCAGGGCAAGCTAAGAAACTTCTCAAGACTAAATCCAAACAAATCAAGGACGAGATATTTAAACAAACTCAAATCAAGATTGAGCCATGGGCAGCGGCATCAGTAGCCGCAGTGTTTGAGGAGTTAAACCTAGCATACCCTAAGACTGACGCAGGTTCCCCCTCATTCACCAAACAGTATCTCAACACCCATCAGCACCCTATTGCACAAATGATCGTCAGGCTACGTGAATTTGACAAGGCTGATAGCACCTTCATTGAAACAATTATGAAGCATGAGCACAAGGGTCGTATCCATTGCGAGTTCCATCAGCTTCGTTCCGATGACGGTGGGACTGTAACTGGGCGATTCTCGTCGTCCAATCCAAACTTACAGCAGATTCCTGCACGAGATCCAGAAATTAAGAAGATGATACGTGGCCTGTTTATACCAGAAGAAGGAACCAAGTGGGGATCGTTTGACTATTCGAGCCAAGAGCCGAGGTTACTGGTGCACTTTGCGGCAAGCCTGAAGGGAGATTTCAGACACCCCATCGTTGATAAGATTGTTGATGAATACCACAGCGGTGATGTGGATCTGCACCAGATGGTGGCGGACATAGCAGGGATTAAACGTAAAGAAGCAAAGGTCGTGAACCTGGGTATCATGTACGGTATGGGTAAAGGTAAACTCGCCGCACAGCTAGATATCTCAACCGATGAAGCAGGGGAACTATTAGCAACACACCGTGAGAAGGTGCCGTTTGTTAAAGGCCTTGCAGACTTGGCTAGTAAACAGGCGTCAAACACAGGACAGGTTCGCACAATACTAGGTCGTCGTTGTCGTTTCCACCTGTGGGAGCCAAGGACATTTGGATACAAGAAGCCGTTGCCCTATGAAGATGCCATGAAAGAATATGGTCAGCCCTTGAGAAGAGCCTTTACTTACAAGGCATTAAACAAATTAATCCAAGGATCAGCAGCCGACCAAACTAAAAAGGCGATGCTTGATTGTTACAACGAGGGACTTTTACCTATGCTCACGGTTCATGATGAGTTATGCTTTTCAGTAGAGGGTGACGACCAAGCTCACAACATCAAGCACATAATGGAAAATGGGTTGTCGGATGTCTTGAAAGTCCCCTCTAAAGTAGACGACGAACTCAAGGACAACTGGGGAGAAATCGAGTGATAGACCCTGATATGAAAACACTTGGACTGAGAGACATGCATCCAATGCAGGTCGAATCACTCATGGACTTTGTGGGTTGGGCCATTGACCTAGCTGTACTGGTCGGTGATGAAGATCTCCTAAAGGAAACAGAGGGATCGGCTGACGAACTGGTTAGAATGTTCGGAGGCAAGGGCGTTAGGATTGAGATTGAGAACTAGTCTGTACTGCTTCTGAAGATCTCTAGATCTCTTAAAGCAGAAATTGGATTGCTTGCTGTGCCCAGTATAGTTCTGGTTTTATCTTCAACTTGCTTTGGCGTCACAGGCTTTGATGAGGTCGCAGGTTGTTGGAGTAAATCGTTAAATATTCCAGAAGAAGTTGTTACGGGGGCCTCTGGTGTAACATTCTGTTGGAGTAAATCATCAAACAAACCAGAAGAAGAAGCTGGTGCAACTCTTTCCTCTGTTGCGGGTTCGGTATCTCCTATTATTGGAGTGTTCATAAATGTTCGTCGCAGTTTGTTAATTTCCCCTACAGGAACTCTCCGTAAAATTCTATTTTCTTTTTTTACATTTACTTCATTGGAAACTTCACGAATTAAATCTCTACTAACCTTTATGGGAGTGTATCGGTTGTTAAGAATGTCACGGACTTCTCTTGAAGAAACACCTGTGCCTTTGAAAGCTTGAGTTATCTCACGTACACTCATGCCAGCAGCTTGTGCTTTTAACATCTTATCTCTAAGTTCTGCTTGATGTCTGCGACGTGCTTCGTTAGCTTTTACATATGCTTCTAAAATATCGTTAACGTCTGCGTCATTATCGTCGGCTACTTTAGTAAAGATCTGAACGGCACTGGATCTATTAGCAGAATACTCACCTCCAGCATATCCGAGACTACGATCTACTTTGAGTCTCATGGGTCGAACACCAATGAGCATGGTGCCAGCTTCTTCAGCTATGGTGTAAGGGTCTCCGTCTCTTGAAGGTAAATCAGTTACAGCACGAGTAGCACGACCTGGAACAAACTGACCACCCTTGATTGTTGTAAACTGATCAATAATTCCAGGCATAAAAGCCCCAGTTACGTGTACCAAGGATTTAGATATTTTGTCACCCCACATCTCCCCTGTCTCGTAGATCTCAGCCCCTGTCTGTGTTTTACCGTCTCGTATTGTTACGTCGATAACTCTCTCAGCCGCTAGGCCTTCTGAAGCAAATGGTTCTGCAAACTTCTTAAAACCTTCCCACGTTGCAGAGAAGATCTGTTCTGCTTCGTTAGCTCCGACTTCACCCTTCTCTCCATACACCTGCAATGCGGCGCGAGCAGGGGCAAGCATGAACTCATACGGTAGCATGTAAGACAAATCTGCATAATCTGCCTGTCCATTTTTAAGTTTGTCTAGATACATAAGGGTATTACCCTTAGTCCAGTAAGCACTGTTCTCTTCAAGAAGTGCTTCTTCTTCTGGTGTCACTTCAAGGATCGTGTGTGCAGCGTCACGCATAGCCAGCGGAGCAACCTGTGCCATGGAAATATACCCTGTTAGACGTTGAGCACCTATGCCTCGAACCTGACGTGCAATCCTGTTTGCATTCTGTACTCCTAACTCATCTATCATCTGTTGAGTAGGTTTAAATCCCATCTCTTTGACAGCACGATTAACAATGTTGCCTGTTGTACGGATAATCTCAGCAGGGAAAGCCATGAAGTTACCAACGACGGGTATACGGCGCAAAGCTTTGATGGCTTCAGGAACCATGGAGTATGTGGGCATGGTTTGTTTCACTAGGTCGATAGCAAACAAATCCCCAAACTCTGTACCTGCGATTGATCTGGATCTTTGTGCAAGACCAGAAGCAACTAAAGCATCCTGAACAGCGGGAGACACATTGTCTATGTCTATTCCACCCTTACGAAGAGCGGCACCATACCTTGCTTTTTCTCCCAGAACACCGACCACCTTCCAGTAATCGTCACCCAATCCGTATGTCTTCTCCATGAAACGAACAGGTGCACCAAGTTTAGATTGTCGAAAAGCATTACCTGCTTTGTTAAGTCGTGCAGACACACCCAGTTCAGTTTGCTCTTGCAACAATCGGCGCATCTCGTTGATCTGTATGTTCTGACCAATCGCTCCTTCGTCCGCCATTGATCGTAGCAACTTGAACTGCTCTGGACTTTCAAGGGCGTTGGAAACCAGAACGTCTGCACTTTCAAACAGTCCTAAGTTCCTGCCCAACAAACCATTTGCCCCTACGACAAACGTGTTGGACAAAAAGTTTCTGACTTGTGACAAGGGGTTGAGCACAGTCTTGGTCATCTGTGATAGACCCTTGAGTTGTAGCGATACAGCCAAAGCTTCTTGGACCGAGGAGCTTGATCTCATGGGTGTGGTCAAAGAATTATATATTTCTCCGGGAATAAAATCACCAGACAAAGATCCAAATTTACCACCGAAGGCTCTCTCTGGGTTTAACTCTCCGGCTCTTACATATCCGAAGCCCTCTAATTGTGCGACCATCTGATCCGTTAGGTTGTTACCATCAATGATGGGACGCTGACCTTGTCTCAATGCAGGTAATCCATCTTGAAAGGTTGTTTTACCAAGAGATCTCGCAACCTCACCATACAATCTTTGTGCAGCTACGGTGTTGGATGTATCGTTTACTGTGCGTAGAAATGCTTCTTTCGGATCACGTATTACACCCATCATTTCTTGTAGTAGAGGGGCTTCGTCTAAAATCCTTGAACGATCTTTCAACATTCCGTCAGCTAGGTTAAAGAGATTACCACGAGTTTCTGTTCGAACTTTCTTGCCGCCTTCAACTAAGTACTTGATATGTTGCGGTGCGTCAGGAGCGAGTTCCCCCATAGCTAAACGTGCTCGATCAAACTGTTCATCAATAAACAGTTCCGCTGCGGCTCGTGGATCATCTACAATCATATCTCCATCTGCAACGTTTCTACCTGCGGTTATTGCCGCCTGTACCCGTGCGTTTCTGTTACGGAAAGCTTGTTCTGTTTCAGCCAGAGCCGCATCATAATTTGGCATTTCTCGTACGGGTGCACCTCTAAACTTTTCTGGGCGAAGATTTATTTCGTACAGTCTTCGTATGTATGTAGCTTGGTTCTGGTCAAACAAACCTTGAAGACGGTCTATTTCTTCTCTGGGTAAGTTAGATTCTTCTATCGACTCACGAAACATACTGCTCAGATCGGTAATCTGATCCCGCATTTTGTCTGTAGCATTTTTTACTTTAGTTCCGTACTCCGAAACAAACCTTTCGGGAGACATCAAAAGAGCACCATCGGCTCCGCGTTCACCCGTCATATAATCAAACGTGTCGTTGTAAGTTCGTTGGATACGTTCCTGTCCTGAACGAAACAAACCTCTAACGCCTTGAAACTTTATTAAACTACGGACGGCTTTATCGTACTCGCGTATGGTTTCACTAGCCATTTTTTCTTGGCCTTCAGTCATACCTTCAGCGGTTCTAAGAGCCGTCATAATCTCGTTTGGAGCCAAGCCATCAGGGGTTAAATACTTTTTAACCCGTGGTCCGATGACCGGGGCTTGGAGAATCTTGTCTCCCATATAATCGAACGTATTGGATAGACCTCGTGCTAGGGCTGGCACACCTGGAACTTGTCCTATGCCTTTGATTGTTGCACCCACCACAGGCAGAACAACCTCTGCACCTAAGTTAAATCCTGCTCCTTCAAGGCCAAGACGAAACTTATTTCTGAGACGTACCCCTGTTAATTCTTTTCCTGTTAGACCCTCTTCGTCCTCTGTTCGAAGAAACTCAGGCATCGCATCCCAACTATCTGCAAGGGTGGTCATTGAGCTTGGTGAAACAAGCACATCAGCTACGCCTGTGCCGACTGTTGTTAAAGCGGCACGACCTGCCCGTGTTCCTGTCAGAGCCGCAGGAGCTTTCTCGCCAAACTTAACAGCGGATCTCCCTATTATTGTTCTAGTTTTTGGTGCCGCCGTTCCCGCCAGTAAAGCTTTACGTGCCTTGTCTGCCTTGGATACCCAGCTAAATACACCGAGTCCAGGTGTAGCATACGTGGCAATAGTTTCTGCAACCTTACCAGCCGCACGATCTGGTCGTAATCCGGTGGCATCTTTGAGGGATTCAAACGCCTCAGTCGTTGCTTCTTGGGCACCCTCAACTCCAGCAGCTTCTACAGGTATAGCACCAAGTTCCGAGAGTCCTTGTGCAATGTTAACTAAACCTGCACCAACACCTCGACCTATAGAACCAACGACCGTTTGGTCAGTTTCTGGTTTAGTTTCTGGCTCTATTAAATCATCGAAAAGGCCAGTCCCAGATTCAACTTTAGTTGACGGTTCAGCCTGTTCAAGTAGGTCATCGAAAAGTCCCGTCACGTTATAATCCTTCGGTGTTGTAACCTTTTTTCTTCAGTACTTCTATTACTTTATCTTTCAACTCAGGACGTTGTTCTATTACCCTTTTAGCGTCCGCTATGGCCTCTTCTTGTGTTACAATCACAGGTTCAGCGTCTGCAATTTCTACTACTTGATCAAGATATTTATTTACTTTGTCGGGATCTGGCGTTGTATCATCATCGCCAAGTAAACCAGGATAATCAAATGGAGACTTGTAGATAAGTTCTTTTATTCTACTTCTTTCCCTTTCGGCAGTATACTTATCAGTACTAGATGCACTAGCTCGTACCTTTGCAATCTGAAGATCTCTTCCAAACTTCCTAGTTGCTCTGTCATCTGCTAACACTTCACCAAGTGCTGTGAATCCTAATTTATCTTTCCGAGCTTGACGTGTCGCTTGATTTTCTGAAAACTTTTTAGCTCCTTGTGCCAATCCTTCAGCAATATTAACCAAAGCTTTAGAACTCTGACCAGAAGCAATTTGAAAACCTATACCAGCCATAGTTAACCAGAACTGTTCTTTCTCATCCTCGTCACTGTAACCCACCAATTCAGACATCATTTCCTGCATAGACTGAACTCGTTCTTTAAGTCCCATGTTAGATGTATCTACGCCAACCGATTGTAACAAAGCTGAAGAGGCAACAGAGTTAGCGTTTCCACCATCTGGCTTTTTTACTTCTTCGTTAACCTTTTTTTCTACATTATTTATTTGTTCCTTAGTGGGATTTATGTATACATCTTCTATTGGAGTAAAACCTCGATTACCTGGTTTAACTTCTTTTGTTTTGGGATCATCTTTTAACTTTTTCTTCTCTTCTTCAACGACTTCTGGCGCGTCTTTAGGGTATGGGTAACCCTCAGTTGGAGGCAACATAAAGTTGTCCCCTGATAAAGTAGAACCACTTTCATCTTGCCCCTCAAGATTGCCACCAATGGCTGGCCCAGTGAAGGACTCCACCGCCGCGTCAATATCACTTTGATATGGATTAGGCGGGTTGTTTGTTGTATCTGGTTTAAAAGGAGTTGTTACTTTATCTATTCCTGCTTCAATTAATTTTACCATTGGATTTTCATCATCAGGAGTGGCTATAGAGGGAAGTCCATCGCGTCTAATCTGATCCGCAAGCTCACCCCTAAAAAATTTATCTTTTGCTTTTCGTGAATCTGGAATCTTGGGGAAACCACTGCCAATACCTGCTTCGTTTTCTGTAATAGGTGCGGATTCTAGCTTTGGAGGTAACAGACCTCCGGTGTCCAAGGGAACACCCAAAAGATTATCTGGCGTGTATTGTATAGCTCTTTCAATTCTTAAAGGCTGATCAACCTGCATAATACCAGTAAACCCCTTTTCATTCATGTCCTTCCCAACTCGCCTGTTAATCATGTCTATGGCTTCACCACGAGTGTTGGCTCCAATCGTTGGGCCATCTAGGTCAACCCCCTCAGACCGTACTTCCCGTATTAACTCAGCTTGCGCTGGGTCAGTTGGATCAAGAGGAACTCCACTTACTCTTGGTACAATTTGACCATCCGCCTTAACATCATAGAGACCCGCACCCATCAGTACAGTTTTTACTACCGCTGACCCTCCATTAGCAAACGTTTGCGCTGTACCCAACAACTCTGGAGAAGATGCAATTATACCGCCCATGTTCGCCAGTCTTCGACGAGCATTTCGATTAGCAAACAATTTGCGGTTCATTACATTCATGTCTAACCTCCAAACATTCCGGACTTGCCAAGACTATAGAGTCCCATACCGAGGCCACCAATCTGTGACAACATGCTAGGATCTGAAGACTGCTGCGATGTAAACGTACTCTGAGACGTTGGCATACCTTGGAATATATCTGAGTAAAATCCAAGTTGCTGATACGGCTGCATGACATTCTGATACTGTGTCTGTCTTGCCGCGTCCAGTTCTCTCTGACGTTGTTGCTGTTCCTGACCACCAAGAGAGGAAAGCATATTGATGTCGTTGATGTTCATGCCTTGGAACGCCTCGCCAAGTTTGGCCTGTTGCATACCCAAGCTACCCAGACCTTGTGCCGCCGCCTGTGCTCTTTGTAACTGCTGTTGCTGTGCTTGAGCAAAACCTTGTTGTCTTAATCCAGCCGATGTTCGAGCTTGTTGATCCAAGATGTTACGTCCGATCTCCGCTCGTTCAATACCCTCACGAGATCCACCAAAGGCTCCCGCTCCAACGGCACGAGCCGCCGCTTGGTTCTGTTGCATCTGCCCAGCGCGGTTTATGTCCTGCATAGACTGATCAATAACAGCCTGATTATATGGATTCATATACGCCATCGCAGCGTTTGGATCTAATAAGCTCTCTGTTGCGGCAATACCCGCACCTGTGGCTTGCTCACCTGCCTGTAACATAGGCATATATGATCCAATGCCTTGTGTTGCTAAGTTGGTAGCTTGCTGCTGTATAGGTGTACGACCAGCCGTCTGATAAGAAGGTAAGGTGTAAGCTTGTTTGCCCAGAGCCTGTGCCCGTTGCATAATCTCTTGTAGATATTGTTTCTGGTATTCGGGTAAGTCCGCTATCTGTGTGGTTGTTGTTTCTGCCATAGTCTTACCCTTCTATGCTGTTTGCACTTCAGCGTACATTCTTGCCGCTTCTGCACCACGGCTACCGTTAGGTGCATTACCCAATCTCATACCCGCTCTTTCTATGTTACCATCTGGATCTAAATTCTCTAAGTCTTTTCCTGAAAAAATAACTTCACCGTTAGATACTAAAATCTCTTCTACCATATTACCGTTCTGCATAATACCACCAGGTATTGAATCACTGGTCACGGTCCCAGGACCTTGGATCAATCCTCCAATACCAGACTCCATCATACCACCAGTTGCTGCTGTCAGTGTGTATGGACTAGAAACTACGGGTTGTTTAGCAATTCGTTTTTCAAAATCACGGTCGTATGCATCTCTTTCTTCTTCTGTATCGAATTGAGGTGCTACCCCTGTTTCAGGATCTGTGTATCGAGATTTAAATAAATTCTTTAATGGATCTGTGGTTTCAGGAGCCGCATTAAACCTTGCAAGTTTCTCTTCTGCGC